AAAGAAAGGAAGGGGAGAGGAAGAGAACAGTATCACCACTACTATGGCCTGCTTTAGTTGTACCATTAACTTCTCTAGCACCACCACTTAAAATATTAGTTGTAGTATTATTATTGGTATAACTTATATCTTCTGATCCAATTCTTATTTCTCCAGATGCAGGAAAAGCTGCACTGTTAGTTAAAGGAATATCTGTTACAGTATCATTAATAGTAGAAGCTAAAGTATTTGTAGAAGCACCTAAAGCAAGACCACCCCATAACGCTGTTCCCCAACCATAACCCCCTAATTGTAAAGCTGGTCCCACATTATAATAACAAAGAATTGATGTTGATCCAGCATTAGTCATAGGGCTACTGCCCTCAGCTGTATCCATTGTAATTGTAAAAGTTGTGGTAGTTGGTATTGAAGTTACCATAAATTTTTCATCTTCAAAAGTAGCATCACTATAAGCTGATGATCCAGGTACGCTAGCTACGCTATCAAACATAACTATATCGTTTGCCACTAATCCGTGAGTTCCAGTACATGTAATCGTAACTGTTTTTGAACCATTACTGCTAGTAAAATTAGCGCCTGTTAACGTAACTCTAATAGGGTGAATATCATAATAAACATCTCCAGAGTATACGTATAAAATTCTATTTGTTCCTATTGCTGCATATTTAATACCAGCATTATCGTCCCAATGATGCAAAGCTCTACACGCACCAGTAAGTTTAGATTGTCCTAGTTGTTGCCAGCCACCTATTTTTTCTGGACTACCGTATCTAAATCTTACATTATCACCATCAAACCATTGCCCTTCAGCTCCGGTTTCTGTAACTTGTTTATTAAATCCTGGTAGAAAGCCTAATTTTTGTAACATATATAAACCTGTTTATTAGGTGTTATAGCAGATTAACGGGGATTTCAATAGATTAAAGCAGAGGGAATCTGTGGTGGATCATCCCCCTGCAAGCTTATGTTATAAACTATTTTTTAGGTAATGTAAAGCCTTTATACCAAGCAGGTAATCCTATAAAAGGTCTTTTATCAAATGCATTTTCTTTGGCATTTTTTGATCCTGCTTTATTGTAATGTAAAAATACTTGTCCACAATCTTTACCTGTAAATTCTTCTCGCCAATGTTCTAAATCACATCCAGAATATATTAACATATCTCCTGGTTCTAAATCTACTTTGATACCTGCTTGACCTTTTTTACCTGTTGGGTCTAAATATATTGGCCAATCATCACCACCTAAATTTAATGTGGTTGATATCTCACAAGAATATCTGTCTTTGTGTCTGGCTAACACATCGCCATTTTTATATATTCTTGCATAAGAGTAAGTTTCAGATAATTTTAATCCTGTATGTTTTTCCATAACAGGTTTTACTTTTTGTAATAAAGTTTCCATTACAAGATCAGCATAATGTGAATAAGTATTAGGAACTTGTGCATCATTCCACCTACCAAAATATTCTGTGAAAGGAGAAATAAATTTAGTATCTATTAAAAATTGTGCTACCTTTCTTTTATTTAAAAAATATTCATAACAAAACTGTGCTATTTCTTTACTTATAATTCCTTTTAAAACCGTATATTTATTTTTTTTAAACGACATTTAATACTCCTTTTGGTATAGCTTGACAGTTCCAATGTATGAATCTAAAGGGTTCATATCCCATGTCTACCACATATTGATGTGGCATGTAAGATGGAAAGAATATCATTCTTCCTGGTTTAACTTGATAGTTAATTTGAGATGACGCATAGGTTACTTTTGATTTATCTGTTTCTGGTAAAAGATTCATTACATTACCTGGTCTTGGATCCTCAAATAAAGGTAATGATGTTTTTTCACTTGCTTTTAAAAAGTAAAAACCAGATATGTGACCATTCCAATGTGTGTGTAAAGTGTGATGTCCACCACCTTTTTTAGCAAACTCTTGCACCCACATTTCTGTAGTAAATAGTTGGTATTGACTTAAATCAAAACCCATTTCACCCAATAAATTATGTGCCGTTGCACCAACATAATCTGTAAGTCCTTTAAAGTTAGGGTCTCCTATTAAAGTAGTTGAATGAAATACATTTCCCATGTCTCCTTTATCACCAAATTTTGTATTACGTTCATCTATAGATTTTTTTAAATTCTTTTTAGATTCTTCAATATATTTGTCTGATGCCTTATTTAAATCTTTTACAAACCCCGGTTCATCTGCAAACCATATAGGGCACTTAAAAAAATCTTCTCTACTTAATTGTGTTGGAAAACTTATTTTAGTTTTTTGTTTTCTTTGTTTTTGTTTTAATTTTTTATTTTTCATTTAAACGGCCATCCTAAGTTCCATATTACCAAACTATGTCTTGTTCCTTTTTTAACTGGGCATACTCTATGCCATACAAAACCAGGAAATATAACTAAAGATCCTTTAGGTAATATTTCTGTACACTTTCTAATATTAGGTTTTTTATCTGGGTCCAAGTTTCTAAAATCAAATTCTAATTCACCACCTGTATATTCTTTAGGATCAGATAAAGTTACTGTTACAGATAGTTTTCTTATCTTACCATGCGATGGAGTATTAGGTGCATGATAGGGTTGATCCCAACCATCACAATGCCAATCATAGTATTGACCTTTATTATATTTAGTAAACTGACATGATTCAGAATAATCCCAATGAAAATTCCAACCTGCACTAGCATTTGCTTGATGAACGTAAGGTTGAATTTCTTTATATATCCAAAGATCATTCATCCAAACTACATTTGAATCTCTTTTCTTTTTTAAATCTTTAATTTGTTTTTGATTTAATTTTTTTGCATCTCCAAAACCTCCTGTAACTGCCATTTGATCTTGCAATTGTTTTCCATAACGAACAATGTCATCACAGATACGTTCTGGAATTGCTGATTGAAAATACCAATAATAGTTTGTAAGGTTCATATGTCTTTATGAACCTAATATAACATTTGTTATGAGACTGTCAACGTTCCAGATACAGTAAAAGTAGCCAACTTGTCGCCACCTGGATGTGTTGATGTTGAATTTGTTCCTGGAGAAACTCCAAAAGTAATTGAGCTTGGTCCTCTAACTATAACTATACCTGAACCTCCAGCTCCTCCAGCACTTCCTGAAGCACATGTTCCTGGGGCTGATCTACCACCACCTCCACCACCAGTATTGACAGTTCCTGCAGCTGCACTTGTTCCACCTGCACCACCGCCGCCAGCGCCAGCTGATCCTCCAGGACCATTAGCTGATGCTCCACCACCTCCACCACCAGCGTATGTTGTACAACTGTTATTAATATTATTAGGTGCTCCTGCACCTCCAGCTCCACCAGCACTCGAAGTACCTGTTGCTCCAGCAGCAGTTGCGCCACCACCTCCACCACCACCATAAGCTGGTGCTCCTGAACTTCCACCAGATCCAGGTTGTTTACCAATACCTCCGGGATTACCTTCGGGAATAGTAAAACTTCCTGCGTTTCCTGCTCCACCACAACCACAAACAAATCCACCACCTCCGGATCCACCTGGTTGACCTTGTCCACCAGCTCCACCACCTGATGCTGTTATTGCATCCGATAGATCTGTTCCTGGAGCATTAATACTTGAATTTGTTCCAGTTGATCCTGGAGTAGGTGTTCCAAAATTTGTATGTCCTGGTCCTCCACCACCAATTACTATTGCAAAAGGTCCTGGTGCTAACTTTAAAGATGCACTTTGTAATGGAGAAGGTCCATAACTAGAAGCTCTATAGCCTCCAGCTCCACCTCCACCTGATCTGTTACATCCAGCTCCACCACCACCTGCTACTACTAAATAATCTATTGTGTTTAAAAACTGTGGCCATGTTCCTGCAGTTTTTGCACTAAATTGACTTTGCATTGACCACACACCACTTGCTTTTGTTAATTCTTTTACTACTACAATTCCTGACCCACCTGCTTTAGCTGTGTTTGGAGAATTAGCTCCACCTCCACCACCGCCTCCAGTGTTAGCTGTACCTGCTGTTGCAGTTGTAGAAGCTCCTCCTGACATTCCACCAGTTCCTCCACCTCCAGCGCCTCCTGGTCCTGATGGGACTGATGAAGGACTATTTCCTCCACCTCCACCACCGCCACCATATGTAACATCTGATCCTGTAATTGTACTTGGTGATCCATCACCACCTTTTCCTGATCCTTTTGGCGATGCAGCACTACCATTTTCACCGGCTTCACTAGCTCCACCACCGCCGCCACCTTTATAATTTCCTGATCCTGGACCAACATTTCCTGTTCCACCTGGAAAACCTTGGGGAGGATTTGTTGGAGGAGTATTACCATCTCCTGCTGCTTGACAATTAGGTCCGCTTGGAGGACCTGAACCATATCCATTTCCGCCACCGCCAGATCCACCATCACCACCTTCTTTCATTGGAGCTGGAGGACCTTCAGTACCACCACCGCCACCACCAGCACTTGTTATTGGATTAGAGGGAAAACCTGCTACAGAAGATACACCTTGGCCACCAGCTGAACAACTAGGAATACCAGCAGCACCGCCACCTCCTACTGTTATTGGATAAGCTGTATTTCCACAAACACTAATACATGAAACTTGTCTAAAACCACCACCGCCACCACCACCGCCGTTACCATAACCACTACCACCACCGCCGCCGACAACTAATGTTTCGACTAATCCTGTTCCTGGTGTAGTAGTATGACATCCTGTGGCTGTTACAGATGTAACTTTATCCTTACCAAATGAAGTTTTGTTTGTTTTACCGATTATTCCGCCATTTGATCTGGCCATAACTTAGTTCTCCTTATGCGGATACCCAAGCTAATGTTGATGTATCCCAGACCCACTTCTGGTCAAATTGATTTGTTGA